ATGGCATGTCTAAATACTCCTGTAAAGTTTCATATAAGTATTTATAAGGTTTGTCATGGCATATAGTGGAAAATACATACCAACTAATATAACAAAATATCGTGGTGATGTCAATAAGATTGTGTATCGTTCTTTGTGGGAGCGTAGATTTATGGTGTATTGTGACAACACTAAAGAGATATTAGAGTGGGGTAGTGAAGAAGTTATCATACCATATATATCTCCCCTAGACGGCAGAATGCATCGGTATTTCCCAGATTTCTATATAAAAGTTAGACAAAAAGACAAAACCATCAAAAAGATGATAATTGAAGTCAAACCTAAGATACAATGTGGCCCACCCAAAACCCCAAAAAGAAAAACTAAAAGGTTCATTAATGAAGTCCGTACATGGGGCGTCAATGAAGCAAAGTGGAATGCAGCGCTCGAATGGTGTAAGGATAGAAATATGGAATTTAAGATACTTACTGAAGACCATGTAGGTTAAACGTATAAATAGAAGTATGACGTATTTTGATGAAATATTAGAACGAAGTGGTGGGAATGAACGGTCTATAAGATGGTTCAGAAATCAGATTCGTGAGCTGGGAACACCAGCACCAAGAGCACTAATCTCAGAAGGTAAAGTTAGGGCATCACCCATGTTTGGTAAGATGAACTTCTACATGTATGACCCTAAGTATAAAGCAACTTTACCATATTATGATAGGTTCCCTCTTATCATGCCCATTGAGATTGCAGAAGGTGGGTTTATTGGATTGAATTTCCATTACCTATCTATCCCTATGAGAGTGAAACTATTGAATGTAATATCAGAATACGCTTCAGATGATAATATGAACGATAAGACAAAAATCCGTTTAACATGGAATAGAATTAAAAGAAATCCATTGGTTAAACCTACAGTAAAAAGATACCTATTCGATCATGTCAAGTCACCCTTCAGAGTGATTGACGCAGATGAAATGATGACAGCAGTATTGTTACCAGTACAAAAGTTTGTCAAGGCAAGTGAAACTAAGGTATATTCCGATTCTAGAAGGATGACACGATAATGGGTAGTAAAATACAATCATTCCAAACCACATTCAGAACAGGTGTTGCAAGGCCAAATCTATTTGATGTGGCTTTTACCAGAGTTCCTGGCGCAATCTTAAGCGATAATAAGCGGTTAATTCAAGACGAAATGTCTCTAAGGGTTCAAAGTGTTACGATGCCTGGCAAAAACATAACAACGACTCCAAATGATAATGCATATGGGCCTTCTTATGAGATGGCGAATGGTATTAGTTATGCAGAGGATATTGAAGTAACATATATTCTAGATCAAGACCATAGAGTGAGAGAGTTTTTTAACTCGTGGCAAGATGTAGTAGTTAATCCAAGTACTTTTGACTTAAACTATTATAAAGATTATATCGGTACAATGGAAATATACCAAGTAGATCAAAATGAAAGAAACTGTTCTGGAATTAGGTTGGAAGAGGTATATCCAAAATCTGTTGGCCCAATAACCTATAGTATGGAAAGTGGAAACAGTTTTCAAACAGTAACAGTCAATATGGCATTTAAAAGATGGGTTCCTTTAATCATTGCATTCCAACCAACTAAGGGTTCTGATGTGACATGGTTGGGCAATCCAAGTCATAATACTGCACCATACGAATTAGCAGCATCAATATCAAAGGTGTACGAAATAACACAAAAGTTTGGATTATCTTTGCCTGGCGGAGTTGAATCTGCTCTTGGTAAAGTTCAAGCAATTACACAGTATGCTAGTGATCCATTAACATTCTTGAAAAGAAAAATTGCACATGAAATAAGCATTCCATAGTCGATATAAATAATAGTAACATAATGTAACAGGAGATAATTATGGCATTACCAAAGTTGGCCACGGCCAAATATGAGTTGACATTGCCCTCTACAGGGCAAAAAATTGAGTACCGTCCCTTCTTAGTTAAAGAAGAGAAGATACTACTAACTGCACAAAGCACAGGTGAAGAATCTGATATGCTAAGAGCAGTAGAACAGATTATTGAGAATTGTACATTCGGAGAGTTAAAAACTGGCGAACTGCCATTCTTCGATATTGAGTACGTTTTTATTAAACTACGTTCTAAATCTATCGGTGAAGTTGCAACAGTTAATCTGTTGTGTCCAGATGATAAGAAGACAAGAGTTGAGGTTGATATTAATTTAGATGAAGTTGAATGTGTACGAGATGTATCACATAACGCTGACATTAAGTTAACTGATGATGTGGGTATTGTTTTAGAGTATCCTCGTATTGCTAGTCTTGCAGAAATGACAAAGGTTTCAGACAGTGAAGCTGGATTTGCAATTGTTAAAAGTTGTATATCACAAATTTATGATAAAGAAAATGTTTATGCAAAAAGTGATATGGATAAAAAAGAACTTGATGAGTTTATTGACTCACTATCTCATACACAGTTTGAGAAAGTACAACAGTTCTTTGATACTATGCCTAAAGTGAAACATTCAGTTAAAGTAAAGAATCCAAATACAGGGATTGAGAGTGAAGTAGTAGTCGAGGGTATGCAGAATTTTTTCTAATAGCCCTCTCTCATAACACACTTGAGAACTATTTTAGACTAAACTTTACACTTATGCATCAACATAAGTATTCTTTAACTGAAATCGAAGGTATGTTACCGTGGGAGAGGGAGATTTATATCGCCATGTTGTCGCAATACCTAGAAGATGAAGCAATGAGGCAAAGACACGCCGCTAATAAATAGGAGAATACTATGTCAGAAGAAGAAGTAAAAAAGCACCATCCCGCCGATACTAATGGTGATGGTAAAGTTAGTGATGAAGAACATGCAATGTACATGGAGTTCAAAAGAAAAGAACTAGAAGATAATGATGCCATGCGTGACGCTCAGCGCTCTATGACATGGTTTGCATTGTTTGGATTGTTATTGTATCCATTCGCAGTAGTACTTGCATCACTGGTTGGACTAGATGAAGCACAGAAAACACTAGGAAGTATGGCCCCAACATACTTTGTTGCTGTTGCTGGTATTGTTGCGGCGTTCTTTGGTTCGCAAGCATACACTAAAAAGAAATAGGTAAAGTAAATGGCTGATACACTAAACGACTCCTTAGTAAAAGTAACTGAAGAACTAAAAGAAGCGAATGATCGTTCTCTCCAAGCATCTAAAGAACTTGGAAAAGTAACTGCTGCAAGTAAAGCAAGTTATTCTTCTATTGGTGAAGCAGTTAAAGAAGCGGTTGGTATTGACAAACTTAAAGATGCCTTTATGAATCTGCCTGGCATGAATGTTGCTAAAGCAGTAAAGGATGTTGTCTTTAAGAAACGTCAAGAAAAAAGAGAACAGTCGAACCTCGCAAAGCGTTTAGGTATCACCAGAGATCAACTCCTAATTCAAAAAGCAGAACAAGAAGTATTACTTGCAAGAGAGTCTGAGGGTCAAAAGTTAATTGAAGCAGCAGAAAAACTAGGTTTCAACACAGACAGAATTGCCAAAGTTAACGAAGAAGGAAATATTGAATTAAATGGTTCTCTTAGAGAATCCAATGGTCAATTTGTTTCTAAATCAGATGCAAGTGCAGATGCAAACCTTCGTGCATTAAAAGACTTTTCTAGCACAGAAGAACAGTCTCAAGAAAAACCAGAACCAAAAACTAAAAGAGAAGATTTTACACCTGTTGAAGAAACGTCTTTAGATAAAAATACTCTAGAAAAACTTGCAACAGAGAATACTCTTTTGGCGATTGCAGACAATATTTTAGATGCAATGAAACCAACTACTGATATGAACCCAATGGGCCCAAGTGGTGCATCTCTATCAGAGGATGCTGGAGAAGATAGACGAGCAGCAAACGCAAGTTTAGCAGTAGCAGAAGAAACTAATAGATTGCTGCGTGAAGATGATGGTGACAAAAAAGATAGTGACAAAGAGGGTGGATTATTCAATGGTATACTAGCACCCTTCAAGAGTTTTAAAGCAGGACTTCTTGCTATCCCAGCAATATTTTCTAGTATCGTTGCTGGTATTACTACATTCGCTGGTATACTAGCTCCTCTTGCACTTCCTATCGTTGCAGTTGTTGCTGGTATTACTGCTGCAATCGGTTTCATAACAGGATTCATGGAAGGGTTCGCTGTAGGAGGCATCTTTGGCGGACTCAAAGAGGGTTTGATGAAACTATTCGATTGGTTTATCGGACTACCTCTTAAAATACTTAAAGACATTACTGTCTGGGCGTTAGGCGCTCTTGGTATGGATGGTCTTGCAGATGCTTTAGACGCATTCCCACTAGTCGAATCTGTAAGGAAAATATTCTCCTTTTTGACAGATTTGATTGTTGTTCCTCTTGGTTTTGTAATGGATACTATTGGAGGACTCTTTGGAGGACTCTTCGATATCGTTATGGCACCAATAAGAGCTCTTAGTACTGCTATAATGAGTGTGTTTGACGGATTCAGTGATATCTTTAGTGGCATCAAGATGATATTCCAAGGAGATATTCTTGGTGGGTTTAACTCCATGTTTAGTGGTATCAAAACTTTAATCATGGCACCTATCAACTTTGTTATTGATACTGTAAAAGGTATATTTGGTGGGATATTCGATATGATTATGGCGCCATTCAATGCTTTATTTGGTGCAATAGGATTTATCTTTGGCCCACAATCTGCTCTCGGTGGTGTCGTTGAATGGTTCTCAGAAACCCTTGGTAGTATATGGGAAACTATAACAGCGCCATTTGACAATGTAATGGCGTTTCTATCTGACTTATTCTCATTTCCAACATCTTTCGGTGATGGACTGATGAAGTTAATTGATATAATCTACTATCCAATAAATCTTGCTGTAAACTTTGTTAAAGACTTGTTTGGGTTTGGAGATCCAGATAAACCATTCAAGTTAAGTGAATTTCTTTTAGATACTGTTAAGGGTATCTGGGATTGGTTTACAGGACTATTTTCTTTTGATGGTAGTGCATTGATGGATGGTATTGCCAATATCGGTACTATTATGAAAGCACTAGGAAAAGCTGGATTCGCTGCAGTTAAAGCAATCTTGCCTGGCGGAGAAAGTCCTGGCGAAGCATTCAGTAGAGTGTACAATGAAGTGTCTAGTGGTGGTGAGGCTAGTATGCCAGATGATACCACTATCAATGTTCCCGAAACAAGTACTAATTCATTTGAAGGAATACAATCAACAATTACTGCCGTTGGTACTAGTATTGCAAGTAAAGTAAATTCAATTAATATTCCAGTGTTCTCAGAAACACATGCCGCAGTACAGGGTATGGCGGTTGGATTAGGCAATAAAGTCAGTTCTATGTGGGGAAGTGTTACTTCTCTATTCGCTACTGCTGATAAGAAACAGGCAGAGATTGATGAAGCAAATGCATTTCAAGAAGCAAGGTCAACTGGTTTATATAATGAAAATTATTTTGGCAATTCAAAAGTTGACGAAAGCAAAATCGCAGATGCAAGTGATATGCAACTCAAGGCAATCTTGGCAGACAAAGATATGTCTGAAGATCAGACAAAATTAGTCCAAGACGAACTTGCAAAGAGACAAGAATCGGCAGTTGTTGTAACTGCTGAACCACAGATGACTAATGTAGAATCTGCCCAAGCAAAATTGGACACAGCACTTGCTGCACAGGCAAAAGGCATCTATGATTTTGCAGATATTTCTGATCAAACAGCATTAGACGGTGAAGTAGCACTTGCACAAATGGATCTAGATGAGGCTAAACGAGCATCTGCAACAGTAGAAACCCCTACAGTAAATACTCCTATAGTAGACAGTGCTGCATCTATTGCTGAAACCGTAACTGCTCCTACTGCTCCTGTCGAATCTTCTAGACCATCTACTGGATTGAATATGGG